CATGGAACTGCCTACTAAAGAAGATGTCTATTATTTTATTGACTTGTATAAATCATCACTCAAAAAAAATCAGCGAGTAAAAATTACTTGTGATATTTTAGGAATTGACGGGTATTTACAAGGAACTAAACCCATTAGGTAAAATGCCCTAGGTGCGATCTCTTAACAGTGGTCGCACTAATTTTTTTTATTATTTTTTTAAAATGCTGCATCATACATCTTAACAAAATATTCAGATTTTCCCAAAATGAAAAATTTTTCAGATTTTCCAGGGTATAATAGAAAAATGCCCTGTCGCCATGTATATGAATATGTTCATCATGAAACATGCCCTGATTGTGGGCGGTATACTCATGAACCCAATTATGCATTAGATCATAAACTATTTACAGAATATTACAAATCAGACAAACCTAAAGAGTATATTTGCCCAGTAGAGGGCGGTACCATAAGGGGATGGTGGTCTATTTGAAATATGTGCTTCTGGCTTTACTTATAATTTTCGGGGTATTGAATTATTTCGCCTGGCTACAAAGTATTAGAAATATCTAAGATCTTTATACTTTTCAATGGTATACGGAGTTAAATATTCTTCAATTCTAACATCACCTTTTCCAAGAACTCTTCTGACCTTATGAAGATCTTTAGCAAGACCTGCTGCAGCATCATCATATTCTTCAAGTTTTCTTATATTCTTAAAATTATGTTTAAATGATTCTAACTCTAAAAAATTATAAATATTGTCCATAGTTTCTTGCGGGGTAGACAAAAGATCTTCATATTTAACTACATGAATCATTCCAGCATTATCTGGATTGTCTATAGAATCAATAAAATATTTTCTTATTAATTCGGGATTGGAGTAATCTGAAAATAAAAAATCAGCAAGGTTTTCATTTTCTTTTAGTTTTGGATTTAAAACAAAGTTTGAATTCAGCATATTCATAATCATAGTTTCTTTGTCTATTGCTATAAGAGAAGCCACGCATTGTAAAATTGGCCTAGTAGTAAAAATTATTTTAGATTTTTTAGATACATAGGTCTTTATCATATTAATGTTTGCTGGATTAGCCCAAGCCTTGCTTCTATCAAAAACTATTGGCTTGTCGATGTCTTCATAATATCTTTCGGTCATTTTAGATACCATGTTTATAGATCTTTGCTTATCTTCGGAACTCACCCGTGAAGATTCAAAATTTTGAATGGTGCTATGACAAACCCACATATGCTCTACTAAACTACTTATAGGACTAGAGTATGTCTCTGGATTTTGATTTAATATAGAAGAAAGCACGGTATTGCCAGAACGATGCAACCCTGCTAGAAAATGATATTGTTTACCCACTAAAACAGTATACCCTAAAATCAAACGGTATGCAAACTACCATTTCCCAATAGGACATTTAGCATCTTTTAATTGTGTCTTCAATTTCATAAAACATCCACATTTTTTGCAGGTATTGGATTTTGGGCGGTACATTGGACAAGCCTTACAAATTTCAAGGCGGTATTGAGCCAATTCTTCTGGCGATCTTTCTTTATTAGGATTTAACAAATCCCATGGCTTAACATCTTCTGATTCATTTCCCATATATCTGATTATAGCCTATACCAGAAATACTTCCAATTACCAGACATAGTGGATATTTATATCCACATATTGTCTTAAGGGAGGTTTGAATATCTATTTTCGGCTTTGTTGTATACCGCCCAAATTTAATCTCAAATAATGATATAATTCATTTCATGACTGCACAAGACTGGGCTGGATTTATATTAACACTTATATCCATTCTTGGCGCCGTCGGACTTGTCGGAAGGTGGATTGTGAAAAAATACGTAGAAGAAATTTTGTCCGAATTAAAGCCAAATAGTGGAACATCAATTAAAGATCAAGTAACACGGCTTGAAGATAAAATGGATAAAGTCTTTGATATGATGATTGAACACCTTGCAGATCATTCTAAGAAGTAACTATATATAATATATAAAAGATATCTTAATAGTTAGTATATTCTTTTCTTTTATATATTTCAATTATACACTCTGGTTTTACAGTTTTCAACTCTATACCGTTTTTTCTTTATAACAATTTGATAACAATTTAGAAATACTGTCTGGTTTAAAAGTTTTTATACCTTTTGTCCGTTTTTATAATAAAGAAATGTTATAATCAATGTGCTGGCCCGCTAGGTTGCTCTCTACCCACCCCCACTGCTCCTAGCGGGTTTCAGCCTTATTTTATGATATAATCAAACATTATGGCTAACTCTTGCTGCTCAAATGATATAGAAAAATATGGCGCTAATCCTGCTAACATTCAGTGGCGAGTGGTTCGTGGCGATACCGCAACTTTGACAGTTGACTTTTTAGAACTTGATGAGACCACCCCTTTTGACACCTCTGACTGGACCTATAAGGCTACAGTTTATGATCCCCTAGGTGATGTGCTAGATAACCTTGATGTGACCGCCACAACGGGATCTGTAGTGATTACCGCCGAATGTGATATTACCCAAAGATGGGGAACGGGGTATAAAAATATTGTTGCAGAATTATCTTTTGATCTATCTGTACAAATTGGAAATAATTTAGCAAATCCGACAATTTGGACACCAGTTATTGGTACAATTAGTGTACTAGGTGATGTAACTCCAGGAGGAAGTTTATGACAGTTTCGCTACCGCCCGTAATCAAGGTTGATGATAGCAACGATTTGCTTCCGCCTTTAATTAAAGTTAATGACGAAGTATTTAAGGTAGAAGCATAATGGCGTTTCCAGGAACATATAATTTTAATTATTATAAAGGTGATACCAATGAATTTGTCATTCGCCCAAAGACTTCTAATGGTGGAGCATTTGATTTAACTGGCTATGAGGCTGATTTTTTTATTGCAACAAGTCGTGGAGATAATCCAACTTATTCTGTTGAGGCAGAGGCTGTAGTTAATACAGTAAACGATACTGTTACTTGCAAAATTTTGCCAGGTGTTGGTGGAACTCTTGATGCTGGAACATATGTTTATGACGTTCAGATTCAAAATCTACCATCACTTGTATTTACCTTGCTTACTGGCACAATCACAGTTACCGAGCAGGTTACAGGCGCTGCATAATGGTAGATGTATTATTATCTAACGATGATGTCACTGTCCTTGGACCCCCAAGTGTAATTGAACTTCAACTTGACATTGGAGCCCAGGGTACTCGTGGAAATAAATTTTTTGTAGGATCTGGTGATCCAAATTCTGCGACTAGTAGCGGTATATTTGCAGGACAAACCCTGCTTCTTAATGATCTTTATGTAAACGTTTCTCCAAGTGCTACCTATGGATATATTTTTCAATATGTAGCAGAACCAGGTGGAAATACATGGGTAGAAGTATTAGACATTAATCCTACTATTTATTCAGAGAATGCTGTAACTACCTTTGAAGATGGAGATGCTCAGATAGTAATACCTGTAGGAGATATTGTTACTATTTCTGGTACCCCGTTAACTGCAGAAAATTTCAATGTTAAATATAGCATTGCATATGAAAACCCTATTGCTTCTTCCATGGAAATTCCTGCTTTGGCGGGTAGCAATTTAACAATCAACTTACACGCTGTAGAGTATGATGCATCTTCTTCTTGGGTAGCCCTTGGAGACACTGCATCATATACTAGCGGAGTGCAAGTTACAACCCATTTACAGATAACTATAGTGCCATAACTATGGTATAATTTTGGAGAGGTGACCTAATGGCAGCAGAATCAATTGGAGCGTTAATTCCAACAGCAATCCCAGGCTATGCAGATGCAGCAGATATTCAGGCTGCTCTTCGTGTATATCACTATGGATCATATGCTTATAGCCCAGCAAATACCTCACCAGGCTCACTTGTTACGCCATCTATGGCAAAAACAATTTATGATATTCAGCAAGACATCGTTGATCTAGAAAATCGTCCATCATCTGGTGGAGATGTTGCTACTACCGTTCCAGTTCCAGGAGACTTTACTCCTTCAGGAATTCCAAATGGATATATCTGGGTAGATCAAGATGGAACAATTGGTGGACAACCAGTTTCTGCAACTTCAGTTTTTACAAACTCTGTTCCAACATCAGATCTTTCAACTGGTGTAATTTGGGTAGATAAAGATCCAACATCAATTACATCAAATCCATTTATTCCACAAGCAGTTATTTCTGCCAAGGGAGATATTATTATTGGAACTGCAAATGATACTGCATCAGTTTTAAATGCTGCATCAACTAATGGATATATTTTGGCAGTTAACTCATCTACAACAAGTGGTCTTGAGTGGATTGCAAATGACACTGGCGATCTTACAGCCGTAACATCTGGCACTGGTATTTCGGTTACAAGTTCAACTGGTCCAGTTCCTTCTGTTGCCGTAGACACGGCGGTAGTTGCTACAACAAATAACACATTAACTTTATCAAATAAAACAATTAGCGGTACATCAAATACAATTACTGATATTGCAATTACTTCTGCAGTATCTGGATTAGGTACTGGTGTTGCTACATTTTTGGCTACCCCGTCTTCTGCAAATCTTGCAGCAGCAGTAACTGATGAAACTGGTTCTGGGTTATTGGTTTTTGGAACTGCCCCAACCATTACATCAGCAACTGTAAGTTCTCCAGTTTTTGTTGGACCAGAAGAGCGTTGGAATATTGTTGCTTCAGCAGCAACAGGAACAATTAATGTCGATGTTCTTACATCTGGAGTTTGGTATTATACGTCAGATGCTACAGGAAACCATACACTTAATTTTAGAGGTAGTTCAACAACATCTATGAATACACTTTTGGCTGTAGGAGATTCAGTCACTGTTTTATGGCTTAATACAAATGGAGCAACACCATATTATCCAAATATTTATCAGGTAGATGGTACAACAAGCGGAGTTACAGTAAACTGGTCTGGCGGAACTGCGCCTAGCGCAGGAAACGCATCAAGTCTTGATGTTTATTCATTTACAATTGTAAAAACAGCAGATGCTACTTTTAAGATGTTAGCAGCAGGGGCGGTTAAATACGCATGAGTCCTACATTTAGCCCTGTTTCTCTTGGCGGTATTGGAAAAGCAACAGTTAATACAACTTCTGGATCACCAACAACAAATAATAATGCTCGTGCAGGAAAAACAATTTATGAGTTTAACGGTAGTGGATCAATTACTGTGGGTACTGCTGGCTATGCTGAAATAGCAGTTATTGCAGGCGGCGGTGGTGGTGGAGTCGGAAACTTAACATCTGGAGGTGGTGCTGGAGGAGTCTTATATGAAGCATCAGCATTTTTACCAGCAGAAAATTTAACAGTAGCAGTTGGTGCTGGTGGAACTAATATAAGTAGTAGTAATAACGGTGGTCCAGGAAATCAAGGAACATCGTCATATATTTGGCAGTATTATGCTGTAGGTGGTGGTGGCGGTAGCGGAAGAGATGGTAGTGGTGTTATAAGTGGATTAGGACCAAAATCTGGAGGAAGTGGTGGCGGTGCTTTTAACTTTAGTGGTGGTGGACCAGCAGGAAGCGGAACTCCTGACCAAGGATTTGCTGGAGGAAATACTAGTAGTGGAGCAGGTGGTGGCGGTGCTGGAGGAACTCCGAATGGTCACTCGGGTGGTCCTGAAATAACTTTAAATATAACTGGAAGCGCAGTAGGTTATGCTGGCGGTGGAGCAGGCGTTAACGGAAGTGGAAACTCTAGCAATGTTGGAAGGGGCGGTAACATCGGTGGTTCAGGTGGCGCAGGAAGAGTTATCGTGGTGATAGGATGATATCTTATTTTGTTAAAATTAGTAATAACACGTGTCAAGACATATATGTTGTAGACAATAACGTTCTTGAAAATAAAACTTTTCCAGAATCAGAACCTTTAGGTATATCATTTTTAAAAAATTTATTTGGAGAAGATACAGAGTGGAAACAAACATCACTTGAAGAAGAGTTTAGAGGTAGATATGCTGGTACTGGAATGATATATGATCCAGAACTTGATGAATTTAAAACAAAACCAGTAGAAATAGTAACACCAGAAAGCGAGGTATAACAGAGTAATTCTGTTATAATATAATAATGGCAACTATTAACACTACCGACCCAAAACCAGGGTATGTCTATGACGCAGATGTAGATACTTGGTTTCCCCTTCTTGGTTTAGCAACACAGTCTTTAGAAGATTTAACAGATGTTGTTTTAACTACCCCCGCAACTAACCAAGTACTTATGTACAATGGTACAAACTGGGTTAATAGCGGTGAGACTGGCGATATTACGGCGGTAACATCAGGAAATGGTATTTCTGTTACAGATGCTACAGGTCCAATTCCTTCAATTGCTATTGATACAACAGTGACGGTAGATTTAAATACCGCCCAAACCCTAACAAATAAAACTTTAACAACACCTATTATTTCTTCTATTTCTAATTCTGGTACTGTTACAATTCCAACTGGAACAGTTACTTTGGCTACTACCGCCCAGGTAGACGATTTAACAATCATGACACTAATGGGGGCATATTAAAATGTCCTATAATACTACTGGAGGTAGTAACTAATGGCTACAACAAGTAAAACACTATTTCGTGGTGCTGCAGCAACAAGCAACACTACTCTTTATACAGTTCCAACCACATCTACTACAACAGTAGTTACAAATATTGCAGTTGCAAATACTGCAGCAGCAACAGGAACATTCACTATTAATATTGACGGGGTAGCAGTATTATCCGCAGTACCACTTGCTGAAAATTCAACTGCTGTTATTGACATGAAGCAAGTTTTAGATGCAAATGCTACTCCAAAAACAATTACTGGATCAGCATCTGCAACAACAATTAATTTTCATATTAGCGGAGTGGAGATTGTATAATGAGTATTTCAGTATTTCCAGCGCCTTCCACCGCATCTGGTCCAGACGGTCAAGCATTTAATATAACTGAAGCATATAAAACATATGAAATTAATGGTACATTTGCAGCAGGTGGCTATACTGTAACAACATCTCCTGCTACATCACAGGTCAATGTTGTTTTTGCAGATGCAACATCTACTTTATCAAATAACACTACTGTAAGTGGAACAGTTTCATTTTCTATTGCATCAGATGCAACACAAATTTATCTTACAGATACAAGTGGTTCGACAAGTACAGCAGTTACAATTACTTATACTTCTTCAAACACTTCGGGGTCTACTCTATCTGGAACTTTAGATACTATCACAACAACATCAACCTATAACACAACTGGACTACTTTATGCAGTGGCTATTGGAGCAGGTGGAGGTGGAGGTACTTTTGCTTCTAGTAGCGGAGCAGGCGGCGGCGGCGGTGGTGGAGCAATTACTGGCATAATCACATACACAAACACCTCAACAAGCATAACAATAGGAAATGGCGGAAATGCTGGTAATACTCAAGTAAGTGGAAACTCTGGCGGGTCAACAACTTTTGGAAATATCTTAACTGCTAATGGTGGTAATGGTGGTGCTGCTGCCACTGATGGTGGAACTGGTGGAACTTTCACTGGTGGAAATGGTACTAATGGCGGTGATGGAGGCCGAGGAAGTACTGGCACTGCTCCAGATACTGCAACTGAAACAATTTCTAAACACAATTCAGTAACTGGTGCAAGCAGTGGCGGTGGAGGTGGCGGTGCAGGTAATGGAACTATTGGATCTGGCAAAGGTTCTGGTATAGGAACTGGTGGAAATGGTGGAAAACACAGTATTGTAGCAAATGCTGGCTCGGGATATGGTGCAGGTGGCGGCGGCGGTGGCGCTACAAATGTACAGGCTACACATATAGGCAAAAGTGGCTCCCCAGGCGTCGTTTACGTATTGAGAGGATTCTAATATGGCTAACTTTGCAGTTTTAGACGAAGAGAACGTACTTAACACAATCGTTGCAGATTCTAAAGCAATTGCTGAAGAAGTCACAGGCAAGACATGTGTAGAATTTAGCGAAACAGATCGTGCAGAAGCAGGTGGCACCTATGTTGGTGGAGTATTTATTCCACGTAAACCTTATCCAAGTTGGGTGCTCAATGCAAATAACTCATGGGAGGCACCAGTTGCTTACCCAGCATTTGATGAAGAAAATCCAAAATATTATACCTGGGATGAATCAACAACTTCTTGGATTGAATCATAAACAATAATTAAATAACTTCTAGCCCCTATATTTGCATAGGGGCTTTAGTTATGCTATACTAAATATCTGGGGGTAATTATGGAAAAAGATCTAACATACATTCCTGATATAACAACTGCTGAATGTTTTAGTTGTAAGGAAAGTTTTAAATTATATACCGTGCAAAAAATGGGTATGAATTTTTGTAGAATGTGCGGTATCAATAATAAATTTGCTGAATTAATAACACTTCCAAACATATTGAATAAGATTGCTAAATTTGCAGAACAAGAAAATGAAAAAATTGAGGATAGATTGGTAGTAGATATTGCTAATTTATTTACAGAATTACAAAAGGAAGATAATGCAAATAATTAAATTTACAGATACTATTGGGGTACCAGAAGAATATCGTCCAGTACCCGCTTCAAAAATAATTCCTGAATGGTATAAGAATTTAGAGTCTTATATTGGTGGAGAAAAAAGACCTGATGGAAATGCATCTACTACAGCAACAGCAAAACGCTGTATGCCTATATTTGATGCCATAACTGGCGGGTATATAATTTCAACTCATACAGATTTATTTGTATCTCAAAAACCAGATGAAAATGGAAAATTACAACCATATTATGAATGGGCTAATTTTGGTGCTTTAGGATTTCATCCAAAACAACAACTTCCAGAACATCCAGATGGCAAGGGTCATGAAGTATCATATCCAAAATGGACAAATGCTTGGGCTATAACAACTCCTCCTGGATATTCATCATTATTTATATCTCCTCTTCATAGAGAAACACCTATTATTGTTCTTCCTGGAGTTGTAGATACTGATACTTATAATGCTCCTGTTAACTTCCCCTTTGTTTTGCGAGATCCAAAAATGGATGGTCTAATTCCAGCGGGTACTCCAATAATGCAAGTTATTCCATTTAAACGAGATGAGTTCCAAATGGAAATCGGTAGCAATGAAGAATTCCAGCAACAGGCAAAGGTAACAAACAAACTAAGGACTGTATTTTTTGACTCATATAAAAGGCAGTTTAGACAGCCTAAAGACTATCGTTAAATATGCTATAATTTCAGGTAGAGGAGATAGCAGAAATCCCTGCTATAATTTAAACTATGCCAGCATCCTTTGACAACAGCGGTAAACCCGCTTACATGTATGATTCGGTTGGAGATACGTGGTATGCCTTTGGAGCAAAGATTGATACTGCTTCAGCATATGAATGGACTAATACACAAACATTTTTAAATACCGTCAATTTTGATGCTACTGTAAATATCCTAGATGGTTTTAATAATTTTCTTAATCCTGCTGCAAGAGATGCAGCAATAACATCACCTGTTCATGGAACAATTTGTTTCGTAAGACAAGATGCTGGTGGAAATCCATTAAATCAAATTCAATATTATAGTGGCTCTGCTTGGACTGCTAATGATGGAGATATTTCTGGAGTTACCGCTGGCACAGGTTTAAGCGGAGGTGGTACCGCTGGTACAATTACACTTTCCGTTGACACGGCGGTAGTTGCAACAACAAATAACACCTTAACAATGTCAAATAAGACATTAACAAGTCCTGTAGTAACTGGCCTTACATTAAATGATTCAAGTATTATTTTTGAAGGATCTAGTGCTGACGATCATGAGACTACTCTTACCGTCACAAATCCGACGGCAGATAGAACAATCACAATTCCAAATATTACTGGTACTCTTGTTACAACAGGAGATACAGCAACTGTAACAAATACTATGCTGGAAAATAGTTCTATTACCGTAAATGGATCAGCAGTATCTTTGGGCGGTAGCGTAACAATATCCACAGATCCAGTTCCTCAAGTATTTATGTTGATGGGTGCATAATATGGTACAATATTCAAATAAGGAGAAAATCTAATGGCAACAACTTATAAAGTCTTGGGACAGTTGGCAAGCACAACTTCGGCGGTATCAATTTATACCTGCCCATCTGCTACACAAACAATTGTTTCTTCAATTGTAATTGCAAATCGAGAGGCAGCAGAAAATACATTCAGGATTATTCTTCGTCCAAATAATGAAGGACTAGCAGATAAACACTATATTGCATATGATACACCAATTACTGCAAATAATGTTATTGCATTAACGCTGGGTATTACAATGGATGCAACAGATCAATTATATGTTTTAGGATCAGACACAAATCTTACATTTCAGGTATTTGGATCGGAGATTGCATAATGGCTATTAGTAGTTTAATTGCTGATGAGGCTGCAAGTACAATTGCAAAAACATTTACTGCTACAGCAACAACATCTTATTATCAATCAATTCAACCTTTTGACCCAGGGATTTATAGTATTACATGTTCTAGTGGCATTGTTGCAGTTGTAGATTTTTATAATAGTAGTGGAGAAATTGTGACAACTGGTACAACCGCAAGTGGAACAGTTTCGGTTAACCTTGCACAAGCAATTAGTAAGATTGGATATTATGTTAGCAGTGGTTCAAATGTTCTAGTTTCCATTACACTTACAGGGCAATCAATTTCTTCAAATGCAAGTGGAACTTTAGATACTATAACAACAACTAGTACTTATAATACAACTGGACAACTTTATGTAGTTTGTGTTGGCGGTGCTGGTGGCGGTTCGGGTAGTGCAGTATATAGAAATGGCGCAAGCGGCGGCACTGGTGGATTTGCAGGCAGCAATTTTTTTACAAATACTTCAACACCTATTACAATAGGGACTGGTGGTAATGGTGGTGCTGCTGCCACTGCTGGAAATGCTGGCGGAGTAACAAATTTTGGAAATTTATTATCTGCAAACGGCGGTGGTGGCGCAACACCTCCTATTGGAAATACGATTCCAGCAACAACAGGGGCATCTGGAAGCCCATCATCCAATGCTCCATATCTTTTTATGTCAACTCCAGGTTCTACAGGCGGAAATGGTGCAAGTCAAACACCTGGTGGTGCCGCTGGTGGTGCTGGTAGCAGCGGATTTGTCTATGTGTTAAGAGGATTATAATATGGCTAAATTTGCAGTTTTAGACGAAGAGAACGTACTTAACACAATCGTTGCAGATTCCAAAGCAATCGCTGAGGAAGTAACAGGCAAGACATGTGTAGAATTTACAGCAGAATCTGCAGAAGCAGGTGGCACATATGTTGGTGAAGTATTTATTCCACGTAAGCCATACCCAAGTTGGGTGCTAAACGCAAACAATCGTTGGGAAGCGCCAGTTGCTGCTCCAGAAGAAGGAAACTACATCTGGGATGAATCTACAAATTCTTGGATTGAAATTTAATTAAATAAAAAAATATCCCCCAGACCTTGAAGCCTGGGGGTATTTTTATGTCCTAAATTTATTGATTAGGGAATTTATCTAGCCATTTATATATAGCGCCTTTGTTATAGGACGACCATGCGCTCCAGTCCTCTCCACCCTTAGTCATACGGTATGCAATTTTTGCATTGATGACGGGATTGAATAGGTCAGCGTTATGGGCTAGATCAAATCGCTCACGGCGATCTTCTCCTAGCATACTTAGCATATTAATTTGGAACACACCGTAACTTTGATCTAAAGTTTTGATATTTCCATTAAATGCATAAGGTCTGCCATTGCTTTCAGCCTTAGCGACTGCATATGCAATCTTAAGGCCTTTGCCAGAAAATCCGACGGCTTTTAACAACTCTACAAGTTGCAGGTCAGTTAGACTGGTTGCGTTTTGATATTTTTCAAGTGTAATATCTTTACTAGGCTTAGAAACCAAAAAAACCGCCTTTGGGGCGGCAACAGCATTAGGCTGGTCTTGTTCTAGTAAAGTTTTTATAGCATTAGCCTGTGGCATGGCACCCAAAAGCATGGTCAAGCCAAAAGTTATTGCTACTCCCCCTGATAGTAATCTACTACGTACCAAGTTTTACCTCCAATGTAAAAATGCACCATACGGTGCATACACCTAGTATAACACAAAATTACTCATAAGTACAACTCTTGTAAGTGCTATAATATAATAACTATGTCATCTGGCTCAACTCCCGTATACGACCTACCTTATCCAGTATTATCTGATCCTGTAAATGTATCAGGAGATATACAGTCATTAGCAGAACAAATTGAATTAGTTTTACCAAGTATTGGACTTCCTTTACATACCCTGGAAGTTTCTAATAATAGTGGAGATAATATTCAAAAAGGAGACCCTGTTTTTATAAGCGGGTTTGATTCTATAGAAAACAAACCAGAAATATCTATATGTGATTCAACAGATATAAATACTTTTCCTGTAGCAGGTTTAGCACAAACTGCAATTGCTGATGGATCTAGTGGAGTAATTGTTTTATCTGGTGTATTTTCAGGAGTTAATACTGCTGCTTTTACTTCTAGTTCTATTTTGTATACCGCCGATGGTGGGGGTCTTACAGATGTTCAACCAAGTTCAGGCTCTGGTGCAGTTGGCGTTGTTGCATATGTTAACGTAAATGGAATTATACTTGTAGGGACAGTTACTGGCAACGGAACTTGGGGATCAATGAAAGCAGGATTATCATAATGGCACAATATAGAAATCAATCACCATATCAAATTGGTTCTGAGCCACCACAATCTATATGGACAATCGTAAGAGGCGACACTGCTTCTTTTAAAATGTATGTCCAAGATGATGCAGGAGAACCTTTAGACATTTCTGATTGGACAATTGAAATGGATTTTTATCGTCCTTCAACTACCAGCGTTGTTTTGACAGTTACCCCAGAAGCAGACGAAGATGACGGTCCAGGAGAATTCACGGTATATTTAGAATATGATGAAACAGAAATTTTAGAAACAGATGATGAATTTGATATTCAGATGGCTACTACAGCCAATGCAATTGTATGGACAGTTTTGCAGGGTACTATAAATATGGTTGAGGATATTACAGACTAATGGCTACAGCAACTGTCATACCTACTGACAGTAAAAGAGTCATTGAGGTAATCCAAACTTGTAGATCTAGAAAAGCAGTTGTTATTTCTGACTTACCGTTTTATATTAGGGTTACTAATATTACGGTTCCTTCTTATACCCCTTTAAATCCTCCACCAATTGGACTTGCTATCATTGGTATTAATAACTACATTTTATGATATAATCCTAATATGGCCATCCTACCAATTAATCAATTAAAAGCAAGGTTTGAAACAGGCGATACGCCTGATGGTCAAGACTTTACAGATCTAATTGATACTACTTCATACCGTGCCGATTCCATGGGGGCAGATGGAAACAACTCCGCAACAATCAACGGTATTGAATCAGCCACAGTATTTGACACAATAGAAACATCTACCTGGAGAACAGTTAAATACCTTATTCAACTATCCAATGCTTCAGGAAGTGCTTATAGAAGCACTGAAATAAACTTAGTTTTTGATGGTACCAATCAAAATGTAACAGAATTTGCCTCAGTTGCCAATACAGGTAATAATGTAGGAAATATAACTGCTAGTTTAAATTCTGGTACAATTAGCATGACGGTTACACCAACCCTAACGCCGATGACCATAAGGTATTACCGTACTGGTTTGAAGGCATAGACCTACAAGGAGATAAAGAATGGCTACAGTCGACAAAGCCTTTCGCATCAAGAACGGCCTGGTAGTAGAAGGATCATCTGCTACAGTTAATGGCTCAAACGTTCTTACAGAGGCGAGCACAGAATTTCTGCAAGATACTACTGCAGCGATGTTCACAGGCGGTACACAAACAGGTATTACATTTACATATAATGATACAACAGGCGTAATTGATGCAGCAGTATCGGAAACACCAACATTTGCAGATAGAATCATCTTTGAAGGAAATACACCAGATGATTATGAACTAACACTTCTTTCACCAGAACCAACACAAGATCAAACAGTAACATTGCCAAATGCTACAGATACACTTGTTGGTAAGGCAACAACAGATACTCTAACAAATAAAACAATAAATCTTTCAAGCAATACCCTTTCAGGAACTATTGCACAGTTTAATACCGCACTTAGCGATGCAGACTTTGCAACTTTAGCGGGTAGTGAAACCCTTACAAATAAAACTATTTCAGGTACATCAAATACAATTACAAATATTGGCAATGGATCTTTAACAAATTCTTCACTAACAGTAAACGGATCTTCAATTTCTCTTGGTGGTTCTGCAACAGTTACAGCAGTTAATCCAAATGCGTTGACAATTAGTACTGGCCTTTCAGGAACATCTTATGATGGATCTTCAGCGGTAACAGTAGCAATTGATTCAACGGTAGCAACAACATCTGGAACACAGACACTTACAAATAAAACTCTTACATCACCGCAAGTTTCTGGCTTATATCTTTCAGATTCAAGCATTGTCTTTGAAGGAACTGCAAATGATCATGAAACAACTTTGACTGTAACTGATCCTACTGCAGATCGCACAATTACACTACCAGATGTAACTGGTACAGTAGTTACCACAGGTGATTCAGGCACTGTTACAAATGCAATGCTTGCAAATTCAAGCATTACAATTAATGGAACTGCAACTTCTCTTGGTGGATCAATTAATATCACTGCTGGTGTTTCTAGCGTGAGTGGTACAACAAGTCAGATTGCAGTAAGTTCAACTACTGGTGACATTGTTCTATCTCTTCCAAATACAGTAGTATTTCCAGGAACTGTAACTCTAAATGCAGATCCTTCACAGGCTCTAGAAGCAGCAACAAAACAATATGTTGATTCTGTAGCACAAGGATTAGACGTTAAAGCATCTGTAAGAGTTGCTACAACTGAAAATGGAACACTTGCCACTGATTTTGATAATGGAAGTGTAATAGATGGTGTAACTCTTGCAACTGGTGACAGAATTCTTATTAAGGATCAAACAGATGCAACTGCTAATGGTATTTATGTAGTTCAAGCCTCTGGAGCACCAACTCGTTCATTAGATATGAATGAAGGTAGTGAATTTCCATCAGCCTTTACATTTGTTGAGGCAGGAACTTCAAATGCAGACAAAGGTTTTGTTTGTACAAATAATTCTGTAACTATTGGTGTAACAGAAATTACTTTCTCACAATTTTCTGGAGCAGGAACATTTGTTGCTGGAAACGGATTAACACTAACTGGTAACTCATTCAGCATCAATACTGGAGTTACAGCAGATCTTACCACAGCACAGACTTTTACAAACAAAACTCTAACAAGTCCAACACTTACTACACCAACAGTAACTGGTCTTAAGTTAGATGATTCAAGTATTGTTTTTGAGGGTACAGCAAATGATCATGAAACAACATTAACAGTAACGGATCCAACAGCAGATCGTACAATTACACTTCAAGATGCAACAGGTACACTAGCCTTCACATCTGATATTGAAACATCAATTGATGCATTCGGTAACGCAGTAACTGGCGGTACAGGAATCACAGCATCTTATGCTTCAACAAACAATGTTCTTACAATTACAAACGCAGGCGTAACAAGCCTAGCAGGAACAGCAGATCAAGTTATAGCATCAACATCAACTGGTGCAGTAACATTATCTTTACCACAAAGCATTGCTACAACATCTAGCCCAGCATTCGTAAGCATTGGCGTTGGATATGTAACACTTACAGATGCTCTTATGGGCACTGCTACAACAAGCGTTACAACAACTAGCGCAACTGTAGTAGACGCATGGGCGGCAGCAACATTTAAGTCTGCCAAGTACGTAGTTCAAATGCGTAATGGAGATGACATTGAAGTTCTAGAGGCCCTTGTAACAGTCGATGGAAATAACAATGTTTATATCACTGAGTATGCAGATGTTCAAAGTAATGCACAGATTGGTGCAATTGATGCAGACTACTCAGGATCAGATGTTCGTCTACTCGTAACATCAACAAATGGTACAACAGTAAAGGTGCACAGAACGCTAATCGAAGCGTAATGTGAACCACGAAGGGACAGTGAACTTCAGTGGCAACAACCGATAGAGACTTTGTAGTAAAACAAGGCCTTAAGGTCGCTACTGGAGTTACATTCCCAGACAACACAGTTCAAACCACAGCCTTTACAGGCTCTGCTATTACTGTAGGAAGTACTTTTCCTGTAAGCCCATCAAATGGGGCAATGCATTTAGATACAAATACAAATCGTATCTATTATTATTATAGTTCTACTTGGTATGCTATAGCAAATTATGATGACACTTCTGGAGTAACAGATCACACTCATAATGCAGATGGTTTTGTGGATAGCATTTATCAATATCAAGGAAACGGTCCAGTAGGACCCTGGCTTGGAACTTCACTCGATGGTGGTACACCAGCAACAACATCGTTTACATCAGTAATAGATGGCGGTAGTGCAGCATGACAAATTTTGGTATAATGGAAGATAACCTGGAGGTTTATTGTGGCTGTTAGAATTCAAATGCGTAGGGGCACTAGTTCCGAATGGAATGATGCAGACCCGATTCTCAATGAAGGTGAAATTGGTTACAATACTACTCTTTCTCAACTTAAGGTTGGCGACGGTAGCACCATATGGTCTGAACTTACATATCTTGCTACAGAGTCAGAACTAAATACAAGCCTTGCAGGTTATGTTGAAATAACTGAAAAGGGTGCCGTTAATGGCGTAGCAGAATTAGATGCTAATAAAAATGTTTTAACTAGAGAATCTGTAATTTTTGAGGGTGCTACAACTAACTCTTATCAAACAACTCTTATTTCTGTAGATCCTACTGATGATCGTACTATTACTATTCCAGATAGAACTGGAACTATTATTACAACTGGAGATACAGGCACAGTCACAAATGCCATGCTTTCTGGATCTATTGCAAACGATAAACTTTCTAACTCTGCAATTACAATTAATGGTACATCAGTTTCTCTTGGTGGAACAATTTTAATACCAGCAGATATTGAAGGAGTTACAGCGGGCACAGGTTTAACAGGAGGGGGCACAAGCGGTACAGTAACTTTAAATGTTGACACTACCGTTGTTGCTACCACAAACAATACACTTACTCTTAGTAATAAAACAATAGCGCTTGGATCAAATACAGTTTCTGGAACTTTAGCAGAGTTTAATTCAGCACTTACTGATGCTGACTTTGCAACTATTGCGGGTGCTGAAACTTTAACAAATAAGACATTGACAAGTCCTTCCGTAGGAACATCTTTGACCACTGCATCAACATCTTTTGATCTTCTTAATACCACCGCAACAACCATTAATCTTGGTAGCGCCGCTACTACATTGTCAATTGGTGCAACCAGTGGTACAACAACATTTAATAACAGCGTAACTATTTCTGGAGATTTGACAGTTAATGGAACTACTACCACAATTGATACCCAGCACCTTCAAGTAGAAGATAAGAACATAGTTCTTGCTTATGGAAACAGTACAGATGCTGGTGCTGATGGTGGCGGTATTACATTATTAGGAGCAACCAATAAAACCTTTACATGGGTAGATGCTACTGACGCTTGGACCTCTTCAGAGCATATGAATCTTGTTTCTGGTAAGTCATTTAAGATTAATAACACAGCAATTTCTGCTGCTCTTCCTGGTTTAACATGGGGAGAAGTAAAAGATGGTAAGTCTGGTCTTGTAATTAGTTAAGTACTTTGCAAAATTAAAAGTACTCAACCTAAACTTTATAGTTAAAGTTTATAAAATCGTTATAAATCAATTTGTTTTTAAATAAAATTTCGTGCTATACTTGGGAGTACTTTACGATTTGTAAAGTTCTAATATTATTTTTAGTGAGAGGTTCGTAAATTAAATGTCAGATGTATTTTCTTTTAGGCTATTGGATGAATTTGTTAATAAATATAAAGATGTTGAGTCTCCTTTTGGCTTTACCGACGCAGGTGGCAACTCTTTAGGTGAGATAACTTTTATCCGTACATATTCAAGAGTCAAAGAAGATGGCACAAAAGAACGCTGGCATGAGGTTTGTAAGCGGGTAATTGAAGGAATGTACTCTGTTCAAAAGAATCATGCTAAAGAAAATCGCCTTCCTTGGAATGACAATAAGGCACAGAAGTCTGCTCAAGAAGCCTATGATCGTATGTTTAATCTTAAATGGACTCCCCCAGGTCGTGGACTATGGGCTTTTGGTACCCCTATGACGATGGAGAGACGCAATTCTGCGGCCTTACAGAACTGTGCCATGGTATCTACTAGGGACATTGATAGAAACGACCCTGGAGCCCTTTTTGGCTGGGTTATGGATGCTCTGATGCTTGGGGTAGGAGTAGGATTTGACACCCTTGGACAAGAAAAGGGTATGGAAATATATACCAATACCAAAGAAGAAATATCATATCAAATACCTGATACAAGAGAAGGATGGGTAGAATCTGTAAGACTACTTATTAATTCATATTTGAAACAAGGTCAGGCTAAGATTAATTTTGATTATTCTTTAATTAGACCATTAGGTGCACCTATTAAAGGTTTTGGCGGTACCGCTTCAGGTCCAGCACCTTTAATTAAATTACACAAAACCATTCGTAAAGTAATTGGAGATAGAGCAGGAGATATTCTTGATTCTCGTGCAATTGTTGATATTGTAAATCTTATTGGAACTTGTGTGGTTGCAGGAAATGTTCGTCGTTCTGCTACCCTCGCACTTGGAAGTCCATCAGATGATGGATTTATTAATTTAAAGAATTCAGAGATGTTTCCAGAGCGCAACTCATTTGATCCAGAAAATCCTGGATGGGCATGGATGAGTAATAATTCCATTGCAGCAGAAGTTGGAACCAAGTATGAAAATTATGTAGATTTAATTGCAGACAATGGAGAACCAGGATTTATTTGGCTTGATGTTGCTCGTAACTATGGCCGTCTTGCAGATCCTGCAGATGGAAAAGATTATCGTGTAATGGGATTCAATCCTTGTGCTGAGCAACCATTAGAATCATATGAACTCTGCACACTTGTAGAGGTACATTTAAATCGTCATGAATCTAAAGAAGATTTCTTGCGTACTTTAAAGTTTGCTTATCTATATGGCAAGACCGTTACTCTTGTTCCTACACATTGGCAGATTACAAACGGTATTATGCAACGCAACCGTCGTATTGGAACATCGCTTACTGGCATTGCTTCTTTTGCAGATCAAAAAGGTTTGCCAGCAGTTCGTGAATGGATGGATGAAGGATATAAGACTATTCGTAAATACGATCATTCATATTCTGAGTGGCTATGTGTTCGTGAGTCTATTCGTGTAACAACCGTTAAGCCTTCAGGCTCAGTGTCATTGTTATCTGGTGCAACTCCAGGAGTTCACTGGGGACCAGGAGGAAACTTCTTCCTTCGTGCAATTCGTTTTGGAAACACAGATCCAATGATTCATTTATTTAAAGCAGCAGGGTATAAAACTGAGGCAGATCTTGTATCACAAAATACAACTGTTGTATATTTTCCAGTTCATTCTGGACATGCTAGATCTGAAAAAGATGTAACCTTATTTGAGAAGATTGGCCTTGCTGCTACAACTCAGAAGTATTGGTCTGATAATGGTGTTTCTGTTACCCTTTCATTTGACAAGGAAAAAGAAACAGAGCATGTTGCTCCAGCACTTCATATGTATGAGGGTCAACTTAAAGCATTATCATTCTTGCCTATGGGCAATAAGACATATCCACAACAACCATATACTCAAATTACAAAAGACGAGTATAACTCTTATGTTGGTCAGATAAAGAAGATTAACTGGTCTGCAATTTATGACGGAGTAGACAATCTTGAGGCCTTGGGAGAGGCTTATTGCACCACTGATACCTGTGAAATAAAAATATCCTAACTGATATAATAAAGGTAGGAGAAATATGACTACCCCATCTAACCTATATGCAGAAAAGATATTTGCAGAACACCCTACAATTTTATGGGCGTTAGATGATCAGGCTGACTATATTAGTCTTATTGATGAAACAGATAGAGATCTAGGTCTTTGGACAGTTACAAACGGTACAGCAACAAGTTCTTCCTTTTCAAATGAGCCCTTTCCAGATAGCGTAACATCTATAATTGAAGGCGATGTTCCAGCGGTAACCTCAGAAAGCGTTGTCTGTGTTAGCCAAAATATTATAAACTTTACAGAGATAGATCAATACCTAAAAACATTTTGTGTTGGTGCATACTTTTATTCAGAAAGTCCCTATTTAACAGCGGTATCAATAGGATACCAGTACACAGATACAACCTCTTCACAGGTTGTAGAAAAACTTCAAACCTTTAATACCAATTCTTTTCAGGCTTGGAGTTTTGTTTCTGGTACCTTTGAAATACCAGATGAAGATACAGAATTAAGAATGGTTATAGAGTTTCAATATGATCAGGGCGGAACTACATCTGATTATGTATTTTATGTAAATGGTTTTACTCTTGGACAATGGTCAGAAGATTTTAATACCGTTTCTTTGGGTGTTACTCCAGTTTCATTGCCATCAAACATTCCACTAACAACTGCTCAGGCTATTCCTGCAGACCCCTATGGTCTTGGTGGACAGGTTGGATATTATTTAATTAATGATAATAATCTAAAGGCTCGTAATACTGCCCTTCCAATGGTTTATGGTGCATCAAATATTACAAGGCTAAGAGAAAATGATGGAGAGCCATCTCTCATCGTTCCTGGCAAAGGGTTTTTAAATAAAGATGGTCAGTTTAAAGATTACACTGTTGAGTTTTGGATGAGGGTAAACTCAAATACATTTGTCCCCAAAAGAATATTTGGTCCTATAGCATCAACAGATGGTTTGTATATTGAGGGGGGCTTTTTAACTTTAGTTATTGGAAAGCAATTCTCTTCACACTTTGTTGGCGAATGGTTTAGACCCATGCTGGTTCATATTAGAATGATTAGAAATAATGTTAGCGTACTAATTAATGGAGAAGAGGTCATAGGCTTAAGCATCAATACAGACACTTTGGACTTACCTAACATTGTAGACGCATACGGCGATGATCAAGACTGGCTTGGATTTTATGCATATGAAGAAGTAAGTCCAATTGAGTTAGATTGTGTTGCTATCTATCCGTACTCTGTTGCGGTAACGGTAGCAAAGCGTCGTTGGGTTTATGGTCAAGGAGTTCTTTCTCCAGAAACTATTAACTCTGCTTATGGAGGAACACAGGCGTTTATTGATTATCCGTTTGCTGATTACACTGCAAACTATAACTATCCAGACTTTGCTCGTTGGGACCAGGGTACGTTTGATAATCTCGTAACAACAGAAACATCTATAACAACTCCAACCTATTCTTTACCACAGATAAGTACTGGTACAAAAACACTACAAGAACTCTATGATGATAATCAGGCAATTCAAGATGTTAACGATGATACTTTTATAACCTTTAGGCCAAATACTTCTTGGGTTTCTGTTCAACCATATTTTAATTTTCCACAGTTTAATATTATAAATGACGGTATTTATAGCATCTACGGTGTATTTTCTTCAGATGATTTATTAACAGAAGAACTTTTATTTAAGATTTATAACCCACTAACTGGAAACTCTTTTAGCATCAGAAAAGACTTAGATGAAATTCATTATTCTTTAACTTTTAATGGTACAGAAGAAGAAATATACACTACAGACATAATTGTAGAAGATGAGAAATATGCTGCTGGTATTCAGATTCAAGCCCTGTCTAGTTATTTTGGCGGCAATGTGGCAGCATTCTTTGGTAATCAAAATGGATTAAAAATGTATGTTGGTGGAGATGGAACAGACACATATCAGTTCACTGGAAAGATCTATTCTGTAGGATTATCAACATCGTACAACGCATCTGAGATTGAAGATCATTTTGAGTTAAATGGAACGGCAATCTTGGATAGTTATTTGGCTACTGGTTCAGCAGAATCAGAAAATGCTAAAGCGCTTCTTGCTCATACCGCAAGTTATACCCTTTTGCCTACAGGGGCATATGATACATATTATTTAGATATTGGAGTTGCGGGGTATTGGGAAGATTATTTGCCACTATCCTATTTTGCTCAATTTGTTACAAACGAAGAAGGTGGATCATACTACGATCTAGACTTTATTCAGTTTAATATTGGATATCCAAAGCCATCAAAACTGTTAGAAGATGAAACTACATCGTCCTGGACTTATGAAGAACTGTTTCAAGAATATCGTCATCCAGTTCAGAGAACATATAACGATTTAGACAATTACCTGTTTACTGGTTGGAACAACTATGAGGATATGGAGTCTAATTCTCTTAAGTTTTATGAATACGACACCACAGAAGCATCAATTAGAAGTTATTTAACTTTCCAGTATGTTGCTGAGGGTGCCAACTCACCACAGTCTGCTTTTACTACTACAGAGCCACCTAAAGAAGGATCTGTTATAGACATTTCAGATTATCAGTATTGGGATGTTACAAAGTTTGAGGTAGTAGATAACACCTTGGTTTATCCTAACAAGTCTGTTGACTTTAATGATTTAGCAATTGTTTATCACCTTGAGTTTAATATCCGTGGTATTTTAACAAAGCCAATTACACTTCGTAGACTTGAACTTGCATCTCAGGCGTTTAATGATAATTCATTTAATCCAGTTGGAACACGATTTGGTGTTGACCTATTCCCATACACACGTGCTGGTCTTTACTATGACTATAAAGCAAAAAATCCTTTTAGCATTTACAAGGGCAGTACTCCATATCTATATTTAAATAGAACTTCTGGCATAGAGATACGAGGACAATATGATCCACAGGTAAGTCGTGGAATTGCTATTCCAATTAATAGCACAATTGCTGATAACTATCGTGTAAGCGCAATGCAGATGTGGATGAGATCTGATTTAGATAAATTCCCATTAGCAGAAACAGAGTTATTTGAAGTTGAGTATAAGGGTGACACAATTAAGTTTTTTATGGAGGCTTTGGATGGCGATGGGTCAAGAGCAAGGGTATTTGCAAAAAGCGTAGCAACTGGTGGAAATTTTAATGGTCTTGCCTATTATTGGAACGGTACTTTAGTAAGAGAGCCAGTAATAACAATTAAAGAATGGGGAGTTCTTGGTCTAGCATTTTCTACATCTCTTAACTTTGATTTATATCTGGGTGGTATTAATCTTAATGGTCCAGTGGTGTTTAATAATATTGCTTATTATCAAGCAAATAATCTTCAGCAGGTCCAGAGTAATCTTACAAGGCCATGGCTTAGGGTAGAAACTGACGGTATAACAAACTTTGAATGGGAATTCTGGCTTAATAATTTTATCTGGGAAGGTGTTCTTATTATTTCCTCATCTGAATTATATGGGGTAAATCCAGTAGATGTATATAAGACCTATCTTGGAACAAATAAGATTATTATTGATGATGATGAGGGACTTAGTATTGAACCGAACGAATTAAGCATATATTCAGAGGTAATCTGGTCAACCAATGTTGCAACACCAGTATAATCTGCTATACTTGTGGTATGAGTTCTAAAAATAATCCATTGATTAACCCTAAAACTGGCAAACCCATTGTAAGTAATGTTCGCCGTAAGGTGATTGAGAAAGACTACAATTGGGGTCTTTATGTTTATAAAAAGGCTAATGGCAAGTGGTTTACAGATGGAGATGGCAATGTTTTAAACATTGAGTCGCTTCGTGGAGATATTGCCCAGATTGCAAAATTAAAACAAACAGCAGTTTTCTATGGCGATGAGGGTGATGGTCAGGCGGTATTTGTGCCAGGTCTAACCAGGGTTACAGACGAAGAGTATAGCGAGCAGGTAGATAGATTTAATCAAGGACTTATTCCTTCACTAAATGATCTAGGCGCTGTTGACGCTGCACAAAAAACATTAAAAACACACGGAAGAGATGCATACGAAAATGGATAGAGAATTTGAATATATTCAAGCAAGTCTAAACACAGAAGATACAGGAAACAATCAGTTTCTTGAGAGTGATCCTTTCTTAAAATCATGGGACCAACTTAAAGATCTGTCTGGCATAGATACTAATTTCAAGCGCAGAACTAGCAGAACAGTTTCCAAGTATTCTATGGCTCCAGAGACTTACAATCCTCGTTATCCTGCAATTGCTACAACTCCTGCATATTTAAATGATGCAAACGCCTTTCCTTCTGGAAAAGACGGGGCACAGTCAAAACAGATTAATCCTGGAACGGTATATCAAAATGGCTATGGCTTATTTGATGTAATTACACCACCATATAACCTTTATGAACTAGCAAGTTATTATGATACTTCTTTTGCTAATCATGCTGCTATTGATGCAAAGGTAGAAAATGTTGTAGGTCTTGGTTATAAATTTGAATTAACAGATAGAACAATGTTAAGGTTTGAAATGAACGATGATGATGATGCCGTTGATCGTGCTCGTCGTCGTGTAGAGCGTATGAAACTAGAGGTTCGTGACTGGCTAGAATCTTTAAATGATGAGGATACCTTCCAGCAAACAATGGAAAAGTTCTATACAGATGTTCAGGCTACAGGAAATGGCTTCCTTGAGATTGGCCGTACCGTAACTGGAGAGATTGGTTATGTTGGACACATTCCAGCAACCACAGTTCGTGTCCGTCGTTTGCGTGATGGCTTTGTACAAATCATTGGTCAGAAGTTAGTGTACTTTAGAAACTTTGGTGCAAAAAATACAAATCCTCTTACTGCAGACCAAAGACCAAACGAAATTTTACATCTTAAACAATACTCTCCTTTAAATACATTTTACGGGGTTCCAGATATTTTATCTGCCGTTTCTTCTCTTATTGGAGACTCTCTTGCTGCTCAGTATAATATTGATTATTTCCAAAACAAAGCGGTACCAAGATATATCATCACAGTAAAGGGTGCAAAACTATCTGCTGATGCTGAAGACAAGATGTTCCGCTTTATGCAAACAGGTCTAAAAGGACAAAATCACAGAACACTATATATCCCACTTCCTGGAGATACAGATGGAAATAAGGTTGAGTTTAGTATGCAACCTATTGAAAATGGTGTTCAAGAAGGTTCATTTGAAAAATATCGTAAACAGAATCGTGATGATATTTTGGTTGCTCATCAAGTTCCTATTTCAAAACTTGGCGGATCTGACTCTGCTGCTATCGCTGCTGCCCTTGCACAGGATAGAACATTTAAAGAGCAGGTTTCTCGTCCAGCCCAGCGTCATTTAGAGAAGATCGTAAATAAGATAGTTAAGGAAAAGACTGACATTCTTGATCTTAAGTTTAATGAACTTACACTTACAGATGAAATTGCCCAATCTCAGATTATTGAGCGGTATGTCAAGACTCAGGTTATTACTCCAAATGAGGCACGTGAAATACTAAACATGTCACAGCGTCCAGACGGAGATGACCCATTTACAATGAGTGCTAGACAAGCCACAGATGCCAGAGCAAACTTGGCGGGTAACAGAGAAAGAGATGCTGAAAGAGCAAATAATGAATCAGATTCTCCTACAACCATATCTGGAAGAAATGCACAAGGTGAAGGCAGATCGTCTCAATAGTTGAGAAAGCATTATAAACTAATGCTATAATAATACTGCCATGACTATAAATAAAGCACACTGGGTTACTGATGGCGACAATGTTCGCTTTTCAATGCCCATTGGTAAAGTAGATCAAGAACGTCGTATTGTTTCTGGCTTTGCTACTCTAGATAACGTAGATAAGCAAGGCGATATCGTTACGACAGAAGCAAGTATAGACGCATTTAAGAAATTCCGTGGCAACCTTCGTGAGATGCATCAACCCAGTGCTGTAGGCAAGGTTGTTTCTTTTAAAGAGGATCGCTATTTTGATCCACAGGTAAAAAAGTTTTATAGCGGAGTCTATGTTTCTGCTTATGTTTCAAAAGGTGCCCAGGATACTTGGGAGAAAGTCCTTGATGGAACTTTAACTGGTTTTTCAATTGGTGGAAATATTACAAAGTCTGATGACATGTATGATGAAAAAATTGATAAATCAGTGCGTATAATTAAAGAGTACGACTTGCATGAATTATCGCTTGTTGACAACCCAGCAAATCAATTTGCTAATGTTATCTCTATTGAAAAGGGACAACTTGGCGGGTATTTAGCAAAGGCAGTTGTTGATACAGTTTATTGGTGCAAAACAGATGATATCGTAAGACTTTCAAAAGATTCTGATGAGAGTTGTCCTTCTTGCAATGATTCAATGAAAAACATTGGCTTTGTTGAAGATCAAGAAGATATCACAACAGTAAAGTTCTTAGTTGATAGTGCAAAAGGCATTAGGACAATTAAGATTACAAAGGAGGAAAATCCTATGACAGAAGAAACAATGGAAGTTGTAGATGCACCAGTTGCAGATGCAGCAGAAGTAGTTGAACATGTTGAGGTTGCTCCAGAGGCTCCAGCAGATGCTGTAGCAGAGGCTCCAGTAGATGCTCCAGCAGAAGTTTCTGCAGAAGCACCTGTTGCAGAGCCAGTGGCAGATTCAGCACCAGTAGCAGATGCTCCTGTTGTTGACATCGCAGCGGAAAAGTCAGTAGATGCAGTAGTTGATAGTGCAGCAGAGATTGCAAAGTCTGTTGCTGAAATCAATGACTCTCTTACTAATGCCTTGAGCAATCTTGCTGAAACAGTTAAGTCTATGCAGGCTAACGTTGAAGCAATCACAAAGTCCCTTGAAACAGTTACAGGCGAAGTAAAGTCTGTAGCAAATGAGGTAAGCCAAGTAAAGGGAACTTTTAATGAGTTTGGAAAGCGAGTAGATCTTGTAGAAAAAGATACTGCTTTCCGCAAGTCTGGCGATCTAGGCGAGATCGTGCAGGAGTTTCCAGAAATGAAAACTCAAAAATCCCTATGGGGCGGACGTTTCCTCAAAACAGCCGACCTATTTAATTAAAGGTATATTCACTAGGAGGTGAACAATATGTCGGAACAAGAAATCGTAAAAAATTATCCAGGTGCTCCAACCGTAGCGCATCAACACGCAGGTGATGGTGCTTTCGCTTCAGGTGACATTGGCGGTGCAACAGCAACCAGTCCAACCACATCTGATGTTGGCGCTCAACTGGGTAACATTGCTACACCAAACTTTGGTGTGACAAACGGCCCGAACGCAGTAAGTCCAACTGGTACACCAGGTGGTATTCTTCTGCCAGAGCAGGCTCGCCGCTTCATCGACTACGTGTGGGATGCAACAGTTCTCGCCAAAGATGGTCGTAGAGTTACAATGCGAGCAAACACCATGGAAATCGAGAAGGTTAACGTTGGTGAGCGTGTTATTCGTGCTGCTGCACAAGCAAGCAACGATTATACAAACACAGGTGCTACATTCACTAAGGTAGAGTTAACAACCAAAAAGATTCGTCTTGATTGGGAAGTATCTACAGAATCACTTGAAGACAATATTGAAGGAGGTGCGTTGGAAGATCATCTAGTTCGCTTGATGACCAATGCATTTGCTAACGATATCGAAGACCTAGCCATTAATGGTGATGGTACAACTGCATCATTCCTCTCAATCATGGAAGGCTTTGTTTACAAAGTACAAAATGATGGAGATGCTCATGAGGCACTCGTCACTGTTACTGATGACAACTGGACAACAGAGGTCATGCAGGACATCATTCTTGCAATGCCACGTAAGTATCGTGCTATCAAGCAGAACCTAAAGTTCTATGCTGGTACAGATGCTTTCCAGGGAATTGTTAGAAACAACGGTACACTCGCTGATGCAATTGCTGAAGCGTTTGCACCTCGTGCTGCTGGTACAGAGCGCAATCGTCAGCAATACCTAGATGGTGTTGGACAGACATTCGGTGGAGCACGTACAACTCGTGTTCTTGGAATTGATGTTATGGAAGTTCCTTACTACCCAGCAGATTATGTCGATTTGACATTCCCTGCTAACCGTGTATGGGGTTTCCAGAGAGATATTACCGTAAACCGTGAGTACAAGCCAAAGAAAGATACAATCGAGTACACAGTATTCGTTCGTTTTGGCTTACAATGGGAAGAGCAGGATGCAGTTGCTTACGCAGATGCAGCCGTTGATCCAACCGCATAGTTTGTAAAAACTAACCGATAAGGAGGGCAGGTAAAACTGTCCTCCTTTATCACATTAGGAGAACAAATGTCATATCCAGGACAACCAACAGTAAATCATCAACACAGTGGTGACGGTGCTATAGCAGTTGGCGGTATAGGAACAATAATTAGTGGACCTAATGGAATTATTACAGAAAGATATGCATTGGGATGCATACCAACACCTAATTTTGGTGAAAATGTAATTAT